AAAAGTACATCACCAAAATTTCATAAAAATATAGCAAAGAAATTAATAAGCACTAAACCCGGTGCTAGAATATGCAATATACTTCCTAGGGGTTTTGGTAAGTCTATATTGTCAAAATCTGCTATATTGCATAAAATGCTATTTAGCCCTAAAGAAGAACAGCAGTTTATAGCTTGGATTGCCGAAGAACAGGGACAGGCTATTGACCATTTAAAGTATGTTAAGACACATTTGGAAGTAAATAAGTTTATTCGTTATTATTTTGGAGATATGGCTGGAGATACTTATGGTAATAGATGGACTGAAAAAGATATTGTAACTGCTAAAGGGGATAGGATGATAGCAAAAGGCACTTCACAGCGCTTGCGTGGTCGTTCTGAGTTAGATGTACGTTATACTGGTATTATACTTGATGACTTTGAATCTGAATTAAATACCAAAACACCTGAACGTAGAGCTGAGATTAAGAAATGGGTAGTATCTACTATATATCCTGCATTAGAAGAATCTGCTGGTAGAGAAGGTTGGATATGGTTATGTGGGACTATTGTACACTTTGATAGTTTTTTGCAAATGATATATGATGGCAATAATGAGGCTAAAGAGAATAATAGAACATATCCTTGGGATGTTACTTTTTATAGAGCTATTGAAAATGAAAAGCCTATATGGCCAGAACAGTTTTCAAAAGAAAAGCTTGCCGCTAAGAAAAGAGAATTTATAGAAGCTGGTTTAGTTAATAAATTTGCTCAAGAGTATATGAATGATGCTCGTGATGTTTCTACAGCGTCATTTAAGATAGATAGAATACAATATCATTCTCATGAATTTAAATCTATTGATAGAATGGCTTATTTAGCAACTACAGACGAAATGATACCTGTTAATGTTTACATAGGTGTTGATATAGCAGCAACAGCTACAAATACATCAGATTTTCAAGTAATAATGGTTATAGCAATAGATAAAGAAAAAAATCGTTATGTATTAGAATATTATCGTGAGCGTATACCTACATTTGATTTACCACAAATAATTATAGATATGGCTAATAAGTATTCTCCCGTACGCAGAGCTACAATAGAAACAGTAGCTGCACAGGAAATGGTAAGAGATATGGTAACTAGGATTGCTCATAGTGATAAAAGACTTATTCCGGGTATATTTAAGGGCGTTAAGCCTCCGGGTGGTATTAAAAAAGAAGATAGACTAGAAACAACGCTTGGCCCTATAGTTAATTCTAAAAAGTTATTTATAAGACGTAGTATGACAGAATTGGTTGATGAATTCTTTGAACATCCTTTTCCTAGACACGATGATTTAATGGATGGACTCTATTATGCTGATTATTATGCTAAAGCGCCTTCTAGCGCTAGAATGAAGAAAAGTGAGTATAAAAGCATTAATAAAAAAAGAGCGAAGAGGGGAAAAGTATACAATTGGATGACCGGACTAAGAAATACTTGACACTTAAAAAAAATATTATTAACTTTGGCGCCGTATGCCTAACATAAAATTAGACCCTAGAGCTCAAGAGAATCAAGAATTATGGCAACGCTGGAGAGATGCGCGCTCATCTTGGGATACAGAAGCCCGTTCAGATATTGATTTCTATTCAGGAAATCATTATACTACAGACGAAACGGATGACCTCTCTGCTGTTAATCAAGCTGCAGTACCAATGGATAGAATTGGGCCAGCAGTTGAAAAGCTTAAAGCTATAATAACAGCTAGTCCTCCAGCTTTTACAGTTATTCCAAGAGAAGATTCAGATGCTAAATTATCTAAAATATGGCGTCTTATACTAGGTTACTGCTGGGAAATGTCTAGCGGTGATGTGCATATGAAACAGGCAATACATGATTATGCTGTAACTGGATTAGGATATTTATATGCGTATGTTGATAATGAATCTGATTTCGGTAGGGGCGATGTCAAGTTCACAAGTGTAAACCCGTTTCGTGTTTATGTCCCACCATCATCTAGGGACAGGTTTTTCGATGATGCTGATAGCATCATATTGTCTACTATATTGACTGAAGAACAAGTGCTTCGCCTCTATCCGGAATTAGGGCCTCAATTAGACCCTGAAACTGGAGAGATGGTAGATGGTCTTATAAAAGATATAAGTACTCATTCAGATGAAGATTATCCTTCTCCTCAAAATAAAAATAGTATTTATACTGTATATCCCGATGCTTCAAAAGATTTAGATTATGGGGGAAGTGAACATTATCAAGTATTAGAAAGATTTTTTAAAACTAAAGTACCATTTTATAGAATAGCAGATATGCGTACTCAGGAAGAGCAAGTTTTAAGTGAACCTGAATTTCAACAGTTTCTAGCTGAGAACCCTGATGTATTTGAAAGTGGATTGATGCAATACGAAGAAGTCTTGCAAACTAGAGTTGCAGTTATAGCTACTGTAGGGCAAATAGTATTATATGAATCTATATTAAATATAGATATATATCCTATTGTTCCACTGCCAAATGTATATACAGGAACTCCATATCCTAGGTCTGATATTGCTAGAGCAAGGCCAATGCAAAGATTGCTTAATAAATTATGGTCTTTAGCTATATCTCATGCTCAAGCATCAGCAGGTCTTAAATTATTAGTACCATTAGGAAGCGTAGAAAATATAGGTGATTTAGAAAGAGATTGGGCTAATCCTAATGCTGTAATAGAAGTAGACAGTTCTCAAGGAGAACCTCATTACCCATCTCCTACTCCATTAGCTTCTGAATTTTATCGTTTAATTCAAAGCGCTGAACATTATATAGATTTTACTTTTGGTTTACCAGAATTAATGCATGGATTTGCAGAACAAGCTCCTGATACTGTAAGGGGTACAGAAAAAATGGTTTCATTGGGAGCTGAAAGGCCTAAGTCTAAATTAAGAGATATAGAATTTGGTATTACAAGATTAGGTAAGGTTATGTATGGACTTGGTAAAAGTCATTATTCATATCAAAAAATGTTTAAACTTGCACAACCTAATAATGATTTGACAGAAGTAACAGTTAATTTATATGATGATGTTAGCGGAACATTAATAGATATAGCAAAAGATAAATATAATGTTAATCAACATGATGTATCTATAGCCCCCGGTTCAACATTACCTACAAGCAAATGGGCTGAATATAATGTATACTTAGAAGCATATCAATTAGGGATTGTAGATAAAGAGGAAGTTTTGAAAAAGAATCCAGAAATATTTGACAAAGAAGGAATATTACAAAGAACTGGAGATATACAACAATTACAAGGCATGGTCGAACAATTACAAGGCCAAGTCAAAAATTTGCAGGGTGACTTGCAGACCGCTCAGAGAGAGTCGGTGGCAGATAGAAAGAGGGTTGAAGTTGAAAAATTTAAATCCAAACTTACTAATGTCGAAACAGATGCTAAAGCAACTAACAAAGTGCAAGCTGAAAGGCTTGCAGGTGCAGTGAAGCTCGCAGCTGAGAAATCCAAAAATATGATGGGTTCTGCTCAAGAAGCTGGCGAGACATTGTAGAAAGGAAAATAACATGGAACAAGCTGAAGCAATACAACCTACCGAAGAACAAGTCATAGACGATGTTTTAGGTAGTAGTGACGGTATGACTGATACTTTTTTTGAGGATGATACCACACAACAAGAAGATGTTTTGGGATTTAATGAAGTCCCAGAAAGTAATGCTCAAGATTTGACTTCGCAACAGAATACAGATTGGGAATCAGAAGCTCGTAAGTTTCAAGGGCTTTATGATAAAGCTCAATCTGAAAATGACAAATATAAAAATGTCATGACTTCTTTAGCGGAGAAGCAACTTCAAGAGCAGGGTTATGGTGATGGTGTCAATCAGAATAGTAGTTCAGAACCTTCGCTGTCCGAGGATGAGTTTAATCCTTGGGACGCATACTACAAGCCGGATTCAGCTTCATATAAGTACAGAACAGCTCAAGAACAGCGTTCTGTAAGTGAAGCGGTAAATAATCAACTTGGTCAAATGAATGAGCAAATTATGATTAATAATAC